ACCGAAGACGGGTTACTCCGCGAGCCACGATTCAAGGGCTGGCGACACGACAAACTGAAAGCAGATTAAGGAACACGATGCTCAAGACACAAGCGGAAATTGAAGACATGATGGTGGGCGCAGGGGTTGCCCGTAGCCGGGCGGCTTTCGAGCAGGCCGAGCAAGGCGGTCACGCTGACCAGAACCCCTACGCAGCCGAGGTGTACCGCTTGTTCGTTGAGCCGCTTGCTGCCTTGATCGACGAGGCCAAGGCCAGCAAGGGCGCGGCCCGCCTGCAAGCCCACGTCCCGTTGCTCCAGCCTCTGGACTCATGGGCCGTGGCGTACCTCGCTGTGCGTACCTGCTTGACCAGCGTGCTGGCGTGGACATCCGGTGACCGCAAGGCCAACAGCCGGAACCTCGCCACCGCGATTGGCAAGATCATCCACAGCGAGTTGTACCTCGCGCAGTTTCAGGAACTCAGCCCTGACCTGTACTTCATCCTGTCCGAAGACCTTGGCCGACGCAAGAGCAAGGACGTGGCGTACCGCATTGCCGTGTTCAAAGACCAAGCCCGCAAGGCTGGCATGAACATCGTGGAGTGGGGCGTGGGTAGCCGTGACCAGATCGGCCTGTGGATGATCGACCACCTCATCAAGCTGGACATGATCGTTATGGACACGCCGCCTCCCGGCCCCGGCAAGCGCCAGCCACTTGGCATCTTCCTGGCGGACAGCGTGCAGACCCTGATCGAAGGCACCAAGGACTTCTTTGAAATGACCCGCCCCGCCTACGGCCCATGCGTGGAGCAGCCGCAGGATTGGACAAGCTGGGACAACGGCGGATTCCACACGCGGCAGATGAAACGCTCCATGCCGTACTGCGTCAAGGCACCACAAGCGTGCAGGGCGCGTCTGCGGGACTTTCCAATACCAAAGGTACTCCAGTGCATCAACGCGCTCCAGAGGACGCGCTGGGCCATCAACACGGAAATCATGGAAGTGGCCCGGCTGGTGGCCGCGCACAGCCCCGGTGGCGAGCTTGTATCGGACACCGAAGCGGACAAGCCCACGGTGCCTGCGTTCCTCGCTACGCTGGGCAAGGAGGACGACCGCACCGAGGCGCAGGAACTGGAGTTCTTGAGCTGGAAGGCGCAGGCCAAGGCGTGGTACACGAACCGTCGCCTGCAACGTGCAGCCCGTGGCCGTATGTACATGGCCCTACGGACGGCGACTGAGTTCGCGGACTACCCCGCTATCCACTTCGTGTACTTCGCGGACTCCCGTGGTCGCATCTACCCGATGACCCAAGGCATCAGCCCCCAAGGTTCGGACTTGCAGAAAGCGCTCTTGAAGTTCGCTGACGGTAAGCCCCTGAACACCCCGGCTGCTGTGTGGTGGTTCCTGATTCATGGTGCCAACAAGTGGGGTTTCGACAAGGCTGCGCTGCAAGACCGTGCGGACTGGCACAAGGACAAGATCGCAACTCTCCTCGACATGGCGGACAACCCGCAGGATAACCGCCAGTGGATGGAGGCGGACAAGCCCTTGCAGTTCTTGGCGTGGTGCTTCGAGTTCGCCCGGTGGCACCGTGACCCAGCGAACTTCGTGAGCCACCTGCCCGTCGGCCTCGACGGTAGCTGCTCCGGGTTGCAGCACTTCTCCGCTATGCTGCGCGACGAGATTGGAGGTAAGGCCACGAATCTTACGAACTCTGTCGTGATGCAGGACATCTACCAGTACGTTGCCGACGCCGCTACTAAGCGTATGCTGGCCGACGAGCCTGACGCCGAGGGCTACCGCGCCCTATGGTTGAGGGAGGGCATCACCCGCAAGGTGACCAAGCGTTCTGTGATGACCACACCTTACGGGGTGACAAAGCGCAGCGCGGTGAAGTACGTGATTGAGGACTACCTCAAAAGCAACCGGGCCTTCGACAAGAAGGACAACTACGGACAAGCGCACTACCTCATGAACTACGTATGGCCCGCCATCGGGGACGTGGTTGTGAAGGGTCGGGAGGCCATGTCGTGGCTGACCAACGCAGCCAAGGCCATCGTGAAGCTGCACACCCCAGAAGACGAGGGCGTCATCTCTTGGGTTACGCCGTCCGGGTTCCTCGCCTCGCAGGCTTACTACGATATTGAGGAGCATCGTGTAGCCACTAAGCTGTACGGCCATGCCCGCATCAAGGTCGTGACCGAGAACGACGAGACGAGCGCAGCCCGCCACGCCACCGCGATGGCACCTAACTTCGTTCACAGCATGGACGCTTCCCACCTTCACCTGACGGTGTGCGCCCTTGAGGAGCAGGTGCCACATGTCTCCTTGGCCTTCATCCATGATGACTTCGGTGTTCACGCCCATGATTGCCAAGCCCTCTACGACATCCTCCGTCAGGAGTTCGTCGCCATGTACCGGGATAACGACCCGCTCAAGGACTTTATGACCCGCCACCCCGGGGTTGTACCGCCTCCTGCCCGCGGTAACCTCAACCTCAACGACGTGCTTGAGTCCCCGTTCTTCTTCTCTTAGCCAGCCAGCCTGTACCCTGTCCATATTATGACATAGAAACCAGATCGAAATGATACCCATCTTTCGGTCTGGCGACTTTGGTATTCCACTGCAATAGGACAGTGGTGCAGGCCCTCCACAAGGAACACCACAATGACCACACCCCAGAACAAACCAATCATCAAGGATATGGTACGCCTCACACAAGACGTGTACGAAGATCTTGAGAAACAGGCCCTCCCCTTGGTAGTAACAACTGCCACCACCCCTCTCCAGACTGCGTACATAGCAGGGCAACAATCTATCCTGAAACTATTAAGGGTAGGTTATGTCGTTGGAGGTTAAGTGGAGGTTAGCCGGTGCTGACACCCCCGGCGTGCTCGAAGTTATCCCCGAAGTATCTAACCACTTCTGGGAGAAGCTCGTAAAGAAGGGCCACAACCCCTGTGCCCGCATGATTGCAGATAGGGTGTACGCGGCGTACTACCGAGAAGACCCTGACCTAACCCTCTTGGTAGTTGGCTCCTACGCAGTGCTCGTTACTGTCGCCCAACCGTGGTGGTCACCCGACCTACTGCTTAGTGAGGAGGCATTCGTCCGCCTTGGGACGGAAGGAGTTTTTGCGGACGCACTACAGGGTCTAGAGGCGTTCGCCAAGGACGCAGGCTGCTCTGCTGTGGTCATCAGCGACACAGTATCCCGCTCAGGTAAAGCCTACACCCGTCTGCTAGGGATGCACGGCTACCGTTTAGTAACCAACCAACACGTAAAGGAAATCGACAATGGGTAAACTGACAGGTGCTAGCGCTGCCAAGCGCGCCGCCGCTGCACAAGAGGCCGCACTGCAAGAGCAGATCAAGCAGGCTACCAACACGGCCAATGAGGCTGCACGCCAGTCCGCTATCTCTGCGGCCAACGCTGCGGCCCGAGACTCAGCCAGCCAACAGGTTGAAGCTGACACCCTCGCCAACAAGCCCGGTGACGTGGAGGTCGATCTGACCACCCCTGATGCCGCCCCCACCCGCAAGCGGGCCAAGTTCAACGCAGGGGGTGGTAGCTCGGGCGGCGCGGCTATCTCCATCTAAACCATGAAGACCACAGCACGCTCCGAGTGGAGCAAACTAGAGAACAAGCGGCGGGGGCTGATGAGTCGTGGTGAGCGTTACGCAAACTTCACCCTCCCCCGCCTGCTCACACCCGAACAATGGGACGAGAACAGCGATGAACTCTCCCATGACTGGCAGGCCGTAGGCGCACAGGCAGTTAACCACGTTGTCAATAAGCTGGTGCTGTCCCTGTTCGCCCCGTCCCGCCCGTTTATGCGGCTTCAGGCTGACGCCAAGTGGAAGCAAGAAGCTATCCAGCAGGGTGTGACCGAGGGCCTGATTGACGACGCACTGGCAGGAGCCGAGCGCGCCGCCGTCAAGGAGCTTGACTCCCGGGGCACTACCCGACCGCAGTTGTACCAAGCCATCGCCAATCTGGTGGTGCTGGGGAACGTGGTCAAGTACCTGCCCAAGGACAACAAGGAAGACATCTGCATCTACAACCTTCGCCAGTACGTTGTGCGCCGCACGGGTAACGGCAAGGTCAAGGTGCTGCTCATCCGGGAATGCCTCGCCTTCGATGAACTCGAAGAAGATGTGCAGGCCGCTGTCCTCGCTGGCCCCAGCAAGTCCCGCTATCGTCACGACACCAAGGTGGAATACTTCCGCTGGCTGGTGCTGAACGACAAGGGCGGCTACGACATGACCCAGTGGGTCGATGACACCAAGCTGCCCGAGAAGTTCGACGGTGCGTGGAAGGAAGAAGACTGCCCGTACCGCGTCCTGACGTGGAACCTCAAGAACGGTAACCACTATGGCACCGGCCTCGTTGAGGATTACGCAGGTGACTTCTCCGGCCTGTCCTCCCTGAGCGAAGCCCAGATCAAGGGTGCCATCCTCTCCAGCGAGTTCCGCTGGATGGTGAACCCCGCTGGCATGACCAAGGTGGAAGACCTTGAGAACTCCGAGAACGGAGCTGCCCTCCCGGGTATGCCAGAGGACGTAGCCCTTATCTCCAACAGCAAGAGTCAAGACCTCGCTATTGTGCAGAACATCGGGCAGGAGTACATCCAGCGTATCGGTCGTGGTTTCCTGATGGGTAGTGCGGTTACCCGCAATGCCGAACGGGTCACAGCCGAGGAGATTCGGATGCAGGCCACGGAGTTAGAAACCTCATTCGGCGGGACGTATTCCCGGCTTGCTGTAGAAATGCAGTTGCCCATGGCAAGGTGGTTACTCCGCGCTGTGAGCATGGACTTGAAGAACACCAAGCTCAAGCTGTCCATCGTGACGGGCCTCGACGCCCTCTCCCGCTCAGGCGACTTGGACAACCTCCGAGCCGCCCTACAAGACGTTGGCCTTCTGGCTAACCTCCAGCAGCTTGTGCCCTCCCTAAAGGTGAGCGAGATTATCTCGACCATCTTCGTGGGTCACGGACTCCCTGCTGCCAAGTACGTCAAGGACGAGCAGACCATGCAAGCCGAAGCGCAAGCAGCCCAAGCCGCACAAGCCCAAACCAACATGAACGAACAAGCCGTTTCCGCAGGTGTGGAAGCAGGCGTTAACCAAGGACAATGACAATGGATGAAGAACTCGACGCAGGCAACCCGGCACAGGCAGGTGTCCCCGCTGGCACCTTTGAAGAACGCAAGGGCGTCCCGGTAACTCCCGCTGCCGAGCCGGTTGCTCCCATCGTGGTGGGCGAGAATCCCGCTGCCCCGGCAGTAACCCCGAACCCATCGACGGATGACGCCTACACCTACGAGCCTACGGGTGACGCAGGGCTGGACTACGCCTTGGCCTTCGTGGGCAATCTGGGCTACGGTGACAGCCACCCGGCAATCCTCGCCGCCCAGCAGGGTGACTTCTCCCTCATCAAGGTAGAGCTTGCCACCAAGGGCGTGCAGGGTGCTGAGGCTGTCGTGGCTTTGGCCGAGGCCGCTTACGGCAAGAGCGCAGCCAAGGCGCAAGCCTCCGCGCAGGAACTCAATACCTTCGCCCACACCGCTGCGGGCGGCGCTGACAACTGGGCCGCGATCAATGCGTGGGCCAGTGCCAACGCAGACCCCGAGGAGAAGGCTGACCTGAACGAAGCCCTCGCCAAGGGTGGGGTTGCCGCCAAGCGCGCAATCAAGTACATCGTGGACGGCTACCGTGCCCAGCATACCTTGCCCAAGGAACCTGCTGCGGTTGCCAAGCCCGGTGCTGCCACTAGCGCCAGCGCATCCAAAGGCCCCCTGTCGGCCAAGGAGTACGCAGACGCTGTACTGGAGATTCAGCGCAATGCCCGTGGCCGTGACATCAGCGACCACCCAGACTACATTCGCCTCCAAGCTGAACGACTGGCCGCACGCCGCGCCGGTTACTGAAAACGTGGGCAGGGCCTACCCTGTCCATATTATGACATAGAAGCCACCATCCCGGTGGTGGTCATCTAACCAACAAAGGAGGTCGGCCTTGGCCCAACCCAAAAGCCCTCTGTCCCGAGCGGAGCGGCAAAGTCTGTACCGCGCAAAGAACCTAGAGGCTGACCGGGAACGGTCAACGGCTAACTACAGGCGCCTCCGTCAGGAAGACCCAGTAGCCCTGCTGCTCAAGGGTGCAAAAGATCGCTCCCGTAACAAGGGGCTTCCATGCACCATCACCCGAGAGGACATCGACATACCTGATGTGTGTCCAATCCTCGGAATCCCTATCGTCATCAACGTCCTTGGTAACGATGGCGGAAAGCGCGACTCCTCACCGAGTCTCGACCGGGTTCATCCCGAACGTGGTTATGTGCCCGGCAACGTCCTAGTCATATCCAACAAAGCAAACCGCCTCAAGGCCGACAATACCGTCGAGACTTTGTGGGCAATCCTCACCTACATTCATGGAGTAAATTAGCATGGCTATTTCTGGCAACCTTAATGTCACCTTTCCGAATTCGTCGAACAGCCGTGACACCACGCCTGCCGAGAAGCTGGCCCTCGTTATCGAGGAGTTCACTGGCATGGTCGAAGGCACCATCGAACGCCGTTCGGTGCTTGAGAACCACATCCCATCCCGCTCTGTGAAGGGCACGGCCACCTTCACCAACCACGCAGTCGGTAAGTCCACCCTACAGAAGGTCGTCCCAGGCGTTGCGCTGGACGGCGTGAAGTCGGACTTCGCCAAGAACTCTGTGACGGTGGACACCATCGTGGCCGCCCGCGAATTCTTCTCCCTGCTGGAAACCTTCCAGACCCAGTACGATGTGCGTCGTGAAGTGGCTACCGAGCAAGGCAAGGAAATTGCCAAGTTCCGCGACCAGACCCACCTCATCATGGCGATCAAGGCCGCTCGCCTTACCCAGTCCTCGTTCAGCCAAGGCGCTGCGGGCAAGCCCTCGGGTCACTTCGGTGGCTCGCTGGAAACCCTCGACAACGCTGCCGCTGCTCTCGACCCCGCACTGCTGTACGCTGCGCTGGGCAAGCTGCTGGTCAAGTTCGAGCAGAAGGACGTTGACCCCCGCAACGATGATGTCATCATCGTGGTCAAGCCTGAGCACTACAACACCCTGATTCAGGCCGAGCAACTGATTAACACCCAGTACGTGACCTCGACCGGCAACAAGGTGAACGACGGCTGGGTGCTCAAGACCTACGGCGTCCCCGTGTTCGCATCGAACAACCTGCCCTCGACCGTCATCAGCGGTCACCAGTACAGCAACGCCTTCAACAGCAACGCCTACGATGGTGACTTCTCCAAGGTCGTGGCCGCAGTGTTCAGCCCTCGCGCTATCATGTCGGGTGAAACCATCCCCGTGACCAGCGACGTGTTCTACGACAAGATGTTCAAGTCGTGGGTGGTGGACTCCCACCTCGCCTTCGGTGTCGGCCCTAACCGTGCCGAATACGCTGGCACGATCGAACTCCTGGCCTAAGCCATAACCGCCCGCCCTTGCCCTAACCGGCTTGGGCGGGCTTTTTTGCGTCCAAAATTTGAAGGAGAGGCATGGCCTACTCAACCCTCGAAGTTGTGAACAGTATGAT